CATGAAGATTATGATTACAGGTATGGCAGGCTTTATAGGAATGCATACCGCCAAAGCTTTTATGGATAAAGGTTACGAAGTTTGTGGTATCGATAACTACAATGAGTACTATGATCCTAACCTTAAATGGGATAGAGCAAAAGAAATAGATGCAACTTTACATAACATAGATTTATTAGATCGTAATCAATTAATAGATTTTATATATGCCGAAAATCCAAATGCCGTAATTCATTTAGCAGGTTATCCGGGTGTTAGATTTTCTCTTGAGCAACCTGAATTATATATGGCTAATAACATTAAAGCTACTCATCATCTGATTGATGCTTGTGAAATGTTGGCAATAGATAAAGTTGTATATGCGTCAACATCAAGTGTAAACACTGGTCCTATTCCATTTAAAGAGGATCCACCAGGTCAAGCTAAACATCCATATGCTATGACTAAGATTGCAAACGAATCTATGTTTAATTATTCACGTATTGATTCAACAACTGGTCTAAGGTTCTTTACAGCATATGGGCCATGGGGTAGACCTGATATGGCACTCTTTAAATTTGTAGATAATATTGTACATGGTACAGAAATAGAAGTCTATAACAATGGTGAAATGACAAGAGACTTTACGTACATTGATGATATTGTAGATGGAATAATAATTGCATTTGAGTCTATGAAACCAGGTGAAAACGAAATATATAATATCGGTTATGGCGAACGTGTACAGCTTATGGACTTTGTCCGAGAGATAGAAAAGAATCTAGGTAGAGAAGCCAACATTCGTTATAGCCCCATGCACCCTGCTGATAATAAAGATACATGGTCTGACACAACTAAATTACAAGCATTAGGGTATAAACCAAAGGTATCGATTGAAGAAGGTGTAGCAAAATTTGTTGAATGGTATAAATCATATTATAAGGTAAACTAATGAAGATGGCAATCATAGGCCATGGCTTTGTAGGTAAAGCTGTGGATGCAGGATTCAACGATCCTCGTATAGAAAAATATATTATAGATCCACTATATGGAACTAAACTAGAAGATTTAAATAAGTTCATAGATCTTGCGTGTATATGTTTACCAACACCTATGAATGATGATGGCACAATTAATGCTGATTTAGTAATAGAAGCATCTGACTGGTTGCGTAAAAATACAAATGCATTAATCGTAATTAAATCTACTATCACACCAGATGTAATACCTATTCAGTATCCTCGAGTAGTTTACAATCCCGAGTTTCTTGCTGAACGTAATGCAATAGAAGAATTTTTAAATCCTACTATTCATGTGTTCGGTGGTTATGAAGAGGATTGTAAACAACTTAAGGAATACTACGATAACTATAGTGCATGCCGTCAATGTCCAACTCACTATACCACATTCGAAGAAGCAAGTTTTATTAAGTATGGTATCAATTGTTATCTTGCAAGTAAAGTAATGTGGTTCAATCAATTCGCAGATATTATACATAAATCAGAAGCAAGATATTCTCGTATTATAAATGCAATGATCGATGATCCACGTATCGGAGCATCACATACAACTGTACCAGGTTACGACGGTAAGTACGGATTTGGTGGAGCTTGTTTTCCAAAAGATACGTCAGCTTTTTTACATTATGCTGGTGATTTTAGCATCCTTGAAGAAGTAATAGATGCTAATAACGAAGTAAGAAAACAATATGAAGTAGATGACAGAGAAAAGTCAAATAATATTGTTTACAATACCCGTAAATCGTGATATAATAGTCTTATCAATCTAAAGGAGATTATGCATGTCTATCATGGATAAACTCAAAAAGAACTCCAAGCTATCTGCTACGGAGGTTCTTTCTGAGTCTAAATTTTTTAATGAAAAAGATATGGTCAAGACAGATGTACCAATGATTAATGTTGCCTTATCAGGTGATATTGATGGTGGTCTATCTGCCGGTTTGACCGTTCTTGCCGGTCCGTCAAAGCATTTTAAAACTTCATTTGCTTTGCTTATGGCTGCCGCTTACATGAAGCATCATCAAGATGCTGTTATGTTATTTTATGATTCTGAGTTTGGCTCACCTCAAAATTATTTTACTCAGTTTAATATTGATCCTACTCGTGTTCTTCACACACCTATTACAAATGTAGAAGAATTAAAGTTTGACCTTATTAATCAACTTGAGAACATTGATCGTGATGATCATGTTATTGTTGTTATCGATTCTATCGGTAACTTAGCATCAAAGAAAGAACTTGAAGATGCTATGAACGAAAAATCAGTGGCAGATATGTCACGAGCTAAAGCACTCAAAGGTTTATTCCGTATGGCAACTCCATACTTGACTATGAAGAATATTCCTATGCTTGCCGTTAACCATACATATATGGAAATCGGTCTGTTCCCTAAAGCAGTTGTTGGCGGTGGTACAGGCATTTACTATTCAGCTGATAATATCTGGATCATTGGTCGTCAACAAGACAAGAAAGGCACAGAGATTCAAGGTTATCACTTTGTGATTAACGTAGAAAAATCACGCTATGTAAAAGAAAAGTCTAAGATTCCAATCACCGTTTCATGGGAAGGTGGCGTCGAAGATTTTAGTGGATTACTTGACGTTGCCTTAGCAGGCGGATATGTTGAGAAACCATCGAATGGGTGGTACTCTGTGGTTGACCAGAAGACCGGTGAGTTAGGTCCTAAAGTTCGGTACGGAGATACACTCGGACAGTTTTTCTGGTCTGATATCTTTGAGAAAACAGACTTTAAAGAGTTTGTCAAGAAACAATATTCTATTGGTTACAAAGAACAAGTATCTATGGATGAAATCGTAGAGGAAGTAGTATGACAATTACGAGTGACTTCTTAAAAGAAGACGTAGACTTTGTAATAGAAGAAGAATCAAATCCAGGAGAAGGCGAAATGGAATTTAACGTTCGCCTTATGACTGGTGAATTTGTTGAGACATTAATTGGATTTAAAAATCTACGTATGATTGATGATCCAGAAGATGAAGAAGAGTTTCAACTAGCATTTGACTTTGCTATTAAATCAACACCAGATCCCGATTTAACTGAGAAAAATAGTGGTTTACAAAAGGTCGCTGGTGATGTATTATTTACATTATTCCAAGAAGCAGAAAAAGTGAAAGCAAAAGATCTTGAGTGAGAATCTACAACAAACTATATTAAGAAATGTATTGACTAACGAATCTTACATGCGTAAGGTTTTGCCGTTTATACAACCAGATTATTTTACTGGTATTCATCAAAAGTTATTTAAAGAATTGGCATCCTTTGTTGCGAAGTATAATAAGCTTCCAACCGAGGAGGCTTTTCGTGTTGAGGTCGATCAATCTGATCGGTTCTCAAATGCAAATGACTATACTGAAGCATCAGCTATAATTCCTGATATATTCAAGGATGAAGCAGTTGATGAGAAATGGCTTGAGAATACTACTGAGAAGTGGTGTCAAGACCAAGCCGTACACAAAGCTGTACTAGAAGCAATTACTGTTATTGATGGTAAACATAAGACATTGTCTAAAAACTCTTTGCCTGATCTTCTACAAAAAGCTTTGGCTGTATCATTCGATACAAATATCGGTCACGATTATATTGAATCATTTTCTGAACGATATGACTTTTACCACAAAGATGAAGAAAGGATAGAGTTTGACATTGAAAAACTTAATCTTATCACCAAAGGTGGTTTACCCAATAAAACACTTAATATCGCTTTGGCTGGCACTGGAGTTGGTAAATCTCTATTTATGTGCCATGTTGCTGGAAGCGTACTAGCACAAGGCAAGAATGTTTTATACATTACAATGGAAATGTCAGAAGAACGTATCGCTGAAAGAATCGATGCCAACTTACTTGATGTACCATTAGATCAAATACCTACTTTGTCATTTGATATGTTTTCTAATAAGATTGCAAAACTAAAGAAGATGACAAATGGTAAGTTGATCGTAAAAGAATATCCAACCGGTTCTGCTCATAGCAATCACTTCCGAGCGTTATTGAATGAACTTAAATTGAAGAAGAAGTTTGTACCTGATATGATATTCATTGATTACTTGAATATCTGTGCATCTTCTCGTATGAAAGCAATGGGAGGATCTATAAATTCCTATACATACATTAAAGCTATTGCTGAAGAACTACGTGGTCTGGCGGTCGAATTTGACGTTCCGATCGTATCTGCAACTCAAACGACGCGTAGTGGTTATGGCAGCTCGGATCCTGGGCTTGAAGATACGTCCGAGTCTTTTGGATTACCCGCAACGGCGGACTTAATGTTCGCTCTCGTTTCTAATGAAGAGTTAGAAGCACAAAACCAGATTATGGTTAAACAACTAAAGAATCGATACAATGATCCATCTACAAATAAGAGGTTTGTTGTAGGTATAGATAGATCACGTATGAAGTTATTTGATGTATCTGATTCACAACAAAATTTAGTCCAAGACGTTCCAGTCTTTGATAATTCCACGGCACAAGAAAAATTTAGTAACTTTAAAATGGAGTAAGTGATGAAAGGACTGTTATGGCCTTTTCTATTTTGTGTATTTGTTATATGTGTTTTGCCTGTATTGATGGTAGATAATGCACGATATTGTAGACAAAGTATTATACCATGTTATCCATGGGTGGAGCCAGTAGAATGGAATTAGATCCTAGAGAAGCAGCACAAAAAGAAGCTGAACGAACATTTAATGAATTTATACGATGGACCAAAATTATAGTAGGATGGTCTATCTTCTTTTTACTCGTAGTTGTTGTGGGTTGCAATAGCGGAGTAGATGGAACGCAAGGAGGTTACAACGGTGAACAATATAATCCTAGTAACTTGAGTGTCAAATGAAGTGGATAATTGTAGTAATAACTTTAAATACCCCACATCCGTGGGCAATACCTGTTCTAAAGTTTGATAATAAAAATGAATGTGTTAAATATGTACACGCTGAAGAAAATCATGGAACACTTGCTGTTGAGATAATAGCAAAGGGTGGATTCAATGATAGAATAGAAGCAATTATGTGTTTACCTGAAGGTAATGATACAATAAAAAGGAAATATGATGGCTAGAGTTATGATTGGTACTACAGCAAGTACTTGGTCAAGATCTAAATATAAGAAAACTTCTCAAGGGAATGGCAACGTTAAATTCTCTTCTATGAATAAATCTAAGAAACGTAATCATAAAAAGTACCGAGGTCAAGGAAAGTAATGCATGCACGTCTCATCTCATACTCACAACCTGTTCGGCACGTACACTCCGGTGAACTTGGAATCGTCGGTCTCGACAACATCCAAGATCTCATCGCGTATAGCGCCCGTGTCTCGAACCCATCGAACCAAGCTAACACCAAAACAACGTCAAAGTTACTTGGATATCTCATCAAGCACAAGCACTGGTCACCATTCGAAATGGCATCAGCCTGTATCGAAATCGAAACCACAAGAGACATTGCAAGACAACTCCTCAGACACCGATCGTTTTCATTCCAAGAGTTTTCTCAGCGGTATGCTGACATCAGGGATCTTGATGATTCTATTGTTTTAAGAAAAGCACGTTTGCAAGATGAAAAGAATCGTCAGAATAGTGTTATGACTGATGATATTAATTTGCACATGAATTGGGAACAGCACCAGAAGATTGTCTGGGCAGCTGCAATGAAAGCATATAAATGGGCTATAGATAATGGTATTGCAAAAGAACAAGCACGAGTGGTTCTCCCTGAAGGTAACACTCAGTCAAGATTATACGTCAACGGAACTATTCGAAGTTGGATACATTACATTGAATTACGATCAGCCAACGGTACTCAAAAAGAACATATGGACTTAGCTAAAGCAGTAGCTGAGGCTATAACAAAAATCTTTCCAACAGTAAAGGATTATGTAAATGGGTAAACATTTATCTACATATTATGCTGATCCTCCTAACGAAGGACAGTATTGTGAACTACATTTTAATTTTAAGGAAGAATATGCTTACTTAAAATATTTTACAGAAGATAAAAAACAGTTTTTCAGAGAAGAGTTTCCAAATAAATCTATGCGTTATGTAGAAGATGCGGCAGAAAATTGGGCTTTAGGCATAAAAAAGTTAAATTAACTGTGTACAAACCGTTTTGTTTGTGATAGAATATACTCATGAAAAAAACATTAAATAGATTAGGTGGCGTCTTTTCAGCTGCATCCATTATGGCCGTTATGGGTTGTACATGGGTTGGCGTTGTAGACTTTAAAGAAAAAATCGATTGTATGACTGCTAACATTTATCATGAAGCTCGTGGCGAATCTGTTAAAGGTCAATACGCTGTTGCTCATGTTACTATGAATAGAGTACATCATGAGCAATTTCCTGATACAGTTTGCGAAGTTGTTTTTCAACCTAAGCAATTTAGTTGGACTCACACAATAGATGATCCACGTCCACGTGAGTATCAAGCTTGGAGACAAGCTCGTAAGATTGCAATAGACGTGATGTATGGAAATGTACCTGATAATACATTCGATGCCATATATTATCACGCAGATTATGTAGACCCTTGGTGGGCAAAAGCTGATGGTATGTTTATGACAAGAACTATCGGTTCACATATATTTTATAATTATGATGGTGTTTGGGAATGAAAATAGATTACAAATTTGATGAAGCAAATTATGTCAAAGAATTAAAAGAATATGTTGA